ATTGGTTCACTAATGTAGTCAAAGACCAAGAACTATTGGAGATTGGTAAAGAATATACTGTTCGTAAGACTCAGTTGAATTCATCATCTTCATTCATCTGGCTTGAAGAGATTGAACCATATGATAAAGGACGCGATATGCCTTTTTTCAACCTCTGGTCATTTGATTGGGATGGTAAACCAGAATGCTGGATAGATAATGCAAACAAAAACACAAAACCTGGATTTAACTTTCCAAAATAATAATATGCCACAAAAAGGAAACCCAAACGCCAAGAAAATAAAGAGTATTGATTACATTGCTAATCTTGAAAAATCGATTGCTAAACTTGAACGTCAATTAAAGGATGCACATGAAAATGCAATCGCAACTTCTAAAACATATTATGCTGATGTCTGTAAGCAAGAAGATGGCTTTGAAACTAAACTGATGGAGAAATACCCATCATTGTTTCACAAGAACAATGATGGAACTCCAAAGTATGCTGAGTGTGGCATTGGATGCACTAAAGCATGGCAACAAATTGTGGATGATCTTTGCGGATCCATCGTTAGCTACGAACAACATCGTTATCGTGGTATGCATAATCCAGATAAAAAGATTCGTATCTGGTTGTTCAGAAACATCTGGAATCCACTATGGAATCCTATCTATAATCTCATTGTTGGTCTAATTGATCCTTACCGCCCATATCGTCCTAAAAACAAACAAAATGGATACTGGATAATTCCAGCAGAAATTTCTGCACTTGTAAAGACAACTAAAAGATATAAAATTGATGAGTGGTTCAAGGATTTTAACTATCGTAAATTGACTGTTAAGGATATATGGGTAAAGAAAGAACTTCCAGAAACGAAAATTGCTCAGGTCAAGTCAAAGTTCGGTGGTCTTCGATTCTACGTTGATGACGCAGATGAACAAGTTTATGGAATGATTAAATTCGCTGAATACCTTTGCTCAAAAATCAAATGAAATACCTACTCTCACTATTACTACTGTTTACAGTATCATGCAGCACGATGCCACAGAATCCACAGAAATGGATGGAATGGCAAGGAGCAAATGACTGTCTCCCAACTGCAATTGCTTTCAGAGAAGGTCTAAAGGCGAGTAAATGCAAGTGGAGTAAGGTGGTTGTCTACGGCTATATTGACCACGATACTGGAAAACAAATGGGACATGCCATCGTGGCTTTCATGTATCCAATCGGCAAAAACCAGCTCTGGACATACGATTTCATGGGTTCCTATCGAACAAGAGCATATATTACCGATGTCAAGACTATTGCCCAATTAGCTGAAATTCAACGCGGGAGGCCATTGAACATCGTTACTTCTGCTGAATTTTTAGAATGAAAAATTACTTCTGCTGAAGTCGATAGAGTAGGTGGTTAAACTCACCCATAATATCGGCACGAATGTTTTCAAGGTCTTTGCTTCCACCCGTGCATTCGCCAAGATAAGCATCTAGCACATCGCGGGTTTTAGTGTATTGTGCAATCAGCCCATCCTTGTAAGAATGACTCATTGCAGTGACAGCAGTAGCTGCCGAATCGATTCCATTTTTACCATAGTAGGTTTCCATGAAGGTATCGAAAAGTCCGACCAGAGCTTCATACGCATTACCTAAAGCCTTGTGTTCGGCATAGCTTTTAGTCTGCCAATGGTCTGTTTGAAGTTGGTTTTGAATTGTGAAAAAGTAGCTAAGTTTCATAGTGAAAGTATTTATCTTCGATCAATCTTTATGAAAATCATCTTAATAATCGCCATACTATCTGTTGGTTCTTGCGGAGTTATCAACACCCAATATTCTATATGGGAAAAGAGGAAATCCTTTTCCATTAGTCATACTTTCTACTTCTGATTCTGGCTTTGAAAAATAAATGAAAATAATTCTCGACATATCGTAGGATTGTGGTAAGTTGTTCTCATAGCTAACCGCTACTACATTATGAAAAACAAACGCTACGCCAAATTCTCCACAGACGATCTTCGCTCGGTTTTCACAATCCTCGAAAAAGTTGATGGAACGATAATCGTTATGATGTTTGATCGTATTACTGGAATGCGGCATTTCGTAGATGAAATTGGTTCCGAAGCTTTGGTAATACTCGATAAAGAAGGTATTGCACTTTTCTGAAAATAATTCTTTACATCCGATCAAAATCGATTAGATTGATTCCGTAACCGAAACCAAACATACATTATGACAACTCCTGAACTTATCGCCGCTATCAAGCTGACCAACAACGGATACATCTTTGCTCCAACAAAAGAAGAACTCGGTGCAGCCGGCCGCGATCTAAAGACGTTCCGTCTTCAACACAACTCCCTCGGTAACCTCACCATCTTCATTCGCTAATCCATTTCAACTACAATATTATGAACAACATTGACCGCCTGAAACTCATTAAGCAAATCGCTAAACGCCAAGAAGCTTTTCAACTCCTTGCCAAAATGGTAAAGATTCAAGAGTGCAATATTACCGAAGAATATGTCTTCACAATTCAAGAATATGATACCAACACCGACGATGAATAATTTTACCAGAGATGAGCTCATTGACAAACTTAATGTCAATGAGTGCACGGTGGTCTTTACGAAAAAAGACGGAACAGAGCGCACAATGGTCTGTACGCGCAATATGGACGTGGTGCCAGAAGATCATAAGCCAAAGAGTGGTTCATCCGCTACAGAGAATTTGGACGTGGTTAAAGTTTATGACATTGAAAGCGAAGGCTGGAGATCATTCCGAGTCGATAGTGTCTTTTCACTTGTTATAAATTAAACCATGGCAACCACACCCACATCAAACAGAGGAGTATTTAAAGCAGGTCGGGTTCTTGCTCCAGATTCTAAATGGACTGGAGAAGAACCCGAATGGAATAATTGGGAGGATTGGTCCATCGAGAAATTCATGGCAACTCGCCAGAGAATGCTCAATTTCTACAATTACTATCTGAGCACAGCAGATATGAAGCCGGCGGTTCTGGCTTTCATGAAGCGTGAAAATTATTCTAAGGAGGAAATCGATGCAATCTCCGCAGCGAATCCTAATGTCATGCCATCAACCATTGGTAAACTCATCCGAGCCATGGATCGTGGTATGCCATCGCTGCATCCAGATGCCCAAGATTACTTTGATAAACTTCCGTTTGTTGAGGGTGCTATTGCTAAAGATGATAAAGCTGTCGTAAAGAAAGAACTTGGAATTGTTCTGAATACGCTTTATTCGGCAAAGATTGAAGAACTATCGAATAAGACAGAAAAGACTGAACCGAAGCTTTCAGTGTTTGACCGAATTAAGAATAAGGTGAATACTGAAGTTATTGCTTTGATGGATAAGATGCTCGATGGTTGGGATGAAGATCTTTCGGTTACTCCAGAACCAATGGCTTTGACCTCATATATTCGTGATAATGGTATTCCAGCTAATGGTTGCGGTATTATTCAGGCATGGATTATGCGATACCTCGAAGAATATCGGGCTGCATTTACCAAGTCAGATCCATACTTTGTCGAAGCATACTCATACATCACTCGTGTTGATCTGAAGGCACGTCTTAAAGCGATGGAAGCAATGCTGGCAGATGTAGAGAAATACACTAAAGCAAAGAAAGCACAACGTGCTCCTAGAGCAAAGAAAGTAAAGGACGCTGTAAAGCAGATCGGAAGACTTCAGTTCCAACAGAACTCACAAGACTATAATATTGATTCAATTTCTCCATTGAGGATTCCATCAGCACAGAGACTCTATGTTTTCAATACAAAATATCGAGCATTGAGTGTGTATTATGCGAAAGGGTCTGCTGGATTTGAAATCAAGGGGACAACCATTCAGAACTTTGATCCAGCAGAAAGTTTCACAATTAATCTGAGGAAACCTAAAGATACATTATATAATGTAATGAATCATGCGATAAAACCTCTTGACAAATTATTTTCTGATGATAAACTAAAGAAGAAACCAGCGACTGGTCGCATTAATGACCAGACCCTGCTATTGAGAGTCATCGAATTTAAAAAATAACATACATGGATACACTATTAGAATACGAAGCACAAGAGGAAGTTGTTCCTGTCTACACTAAAGAAAAGCTAACCAAAGACGTTGAGGCATTAGTCAAACGTGATCATATGACTTATCTGGAAGCAATCATTCATGTATGTGATGATCTTGAAATCGAAGCAGAAGATATGGCGAAGATTGTATCTGGTCCATTGCGCGATAAACTGGAAGCCGAAGCACAGAGAAACAATATTCTGCCCAAACCGAACGATCTGTTTTCTAATCTATGAGCGCAGTAATGTATCAACAAGAACAAAGTTCTGGACAAAAAACAACTGGATTTGATGCCTGGAATATCTGCACTGCTATTAAGGTGCATTTCTCTGGTAGTTCTTACGATGCATTCAAGTTCAATTTCAAGATCGGTAGATTAACTAGGGCTAACTTTGAATCTCAGAAGGGTAAATATTTCTTTGATAAAGTTTCTCGTAAATACCCGAAACGGAATGATCTGATCAACTTCTTTCTGGCTAATTATCTGTCTGATCGAAAATGGGTCGGTTCAATGAGTGATGAAGCTTTGGTTCAATACGAAGCAAAGATGCAACGCATTGAATATACCTTTAAGACAGATATTGCTAAACTGAAAGATCATTGTGATTCAATCGGCTGTTCGTTTGACGATATGTTTCAGATACCAGAGAATCAGTCTATGCCGATCATTATTCAGATGTTTCAGAATGGATCAATTTCGTTTGATACTTTAACTGTTCTTGACATTGTTTTGAATTTCTCCAAGTCTCTAAATAAAAAGGTATCCGATCCTCTTGGTGTTGCTGATCAAATCTTTAACACCATTATCGGATACAAACCATTTATCATTAATGGCAAGTATATCAGCAAAGAAAAAATTAAAGAAATTGTAATAAAATGCTTTACATGATACAACTTTTCTGATACTATTTCCTTGCCGTAACTGGTAAATACAATATACAACTAATACTAAAAATACAACTAATATGTCGTTTGCAAAACTAAAACAAAACCGTACTTCCTCAATCTCAAAATTGGTGGAAGCAGCAGAGAAGATCAGCAGCAATACCAAATCTGGTGCCGATGATCGTTTCTGGCAACCCCAATGTGATAAAGCTGGTAACGGCTATGCAGTGATTCGATTCCTTCCAGCAGCTGAAGGTGATGATCTTCCATGGATTCGTTATTGGGAACACGGTTTCAAGGGACCTACTGGTCGCTGGTATATCGAAAAATCGCTCACTTCTCTTGGA